GGTTGTCATTCAGCGCTCAAGTTTTAAGCTGAACAAGACAAATATCGAGACTTCAATCGGAGATATTGTTATCGCCAAGAATGATGAATTTTCCTATATTGGAATACTAGAAAGCATCGAACAAAAAGATGATCATTCAACTATCATTAGAACACTTGATTTTAGAGAAATCTTTAATTTAGATGTTTTAGTCACAAGTTTTACAGGGGATTTAATTGACTATCTTTATCAACTCGTTTCTTCACACTTTAAAACAAATCCAGATACCTTGCAGAATTTAGATTACTTAACGATTCAAAAAGAAGCCAGTGTTACTGGATCACTGACCTTTGAGGCCGATAAAGTTGAAAGCATTTCAAAAATATTCGAGCTGGTTTCAAAAAGTTATGGAATTAGCTTTCAAACAGAAGTTGTTTATCTAAGAGGTAACTCCATACGTCAAGTATGGTTTTTTACTTATTAACAGATGGTAGTATCACAACAGATATGAGTCATGTATTGCGCTATCAAGCAGTGATGACAAAAACATTTATCTATAGTGATCAAGAATATGAATCACTGGAAACTAAGGCAAGAAGTGAAATGGTAACTTCAAAGCTTGATCACCAGATCACATTTAATCTAGATTTGAATAATCAAGTTTTTATGCCATTTAATAACTTTAATCTGGGAGATTATATCTCATTTAAACATAACAAAAAAACATATGACACAGTTGTGACAGGACTTGTTTTTAAGGATACACTCAAAGTTGCTAAGATCACACTTGGAGAATACCGAGTGAAATTAACAGAAAAGGTGCAGTTATTGAGCAAAGCTAAATCACAACAGGTGAGTCATATTTCAATAACGAATACAGATTTAGATGGAGGAGAATTCTAATGGGGTTACAAAAAATAACATTTGAAGGTGGGAATGTCACTGCAAAAATCGATGCAGATTTATATCATTTCTTTAATTCATATGATGTAGGAATTTTAAAGAGTTTGAAGAATGAATGCTCGATGACACTTGCCAATAATACAATCACATTTCAAGATGGCTATGTTTCAATTTACGGTAGAGTCATCTATATTGAAAACCAAACAAATATCGGTGTGACACCAGATTCAAGTAAGAGCGGGTATGTTATTTTAGGCGTTAATACAGCAACAAATGAAGTGAATTTATATTTAAAAGAACAAACAGGTGGCTATCCATCGCTGATGCTAACTAATTTAATAAATAATGATGGGCTTTATGAATTTGTATTGTGTGCCTACACTAAAACAACAACCTCTGTTACTTTAAACCAAGTCTATCAAAGAAAGTTTATTTTAAGTCCCAAGACGATCATTGATGATCTAGAACAAAGATTATTAATTAAATACATACCACAAAGTAAAAGCTTAACTAAAGTATCTAACGGTGTGTATCAATTTTTCGGAACAAGTTCAACAGAACTTAGGGAATCAATCATTTATGTATTTATCAACAATACAACAGTAATTAGTTTCCCAGGAGATAG